TCTGCCATGAAGTTTTGCGAGATGATTTGCCCTCAGACGCTTGAAGGTTTCGAATGGACCGAAAGTCTTTACAACAAGTGGACTTCGAAGTTCGGGATTGAGAAGAGGAACAGAATGGATCGTGCCGTCCGTTCTTTCTTTGACAAGACCGAGCCGTTCACAAAAGATTCCTACTCGTCGAAAGAGATTTTCGTGAAAGTCGAAGCCCTGCTTGTCACACACAAGCCGAATTGGGCACCGAGGATTATTTACAAGGGGACGGACATCTACAATGCAATCAGTGGGCCCGTTTTCAACGAGCTCATGAGAAGGTTTGATCATTGCATGCAGACAGCCCCTGGTAAGTATCGGTACACCACGGCCTACCGCAAGACTCCCGATGAGTTTGTTCCTGCTGTGGAGAAAATGACAGATGATGATTTTTGGATTGAAGCTGATTTCTCTTCCAACGACAAGTTTCAATGTGCTGACGTCCAGTTAATTGAGGTTGCTTTCATGAGGATGCTTGGTTGCCCTGAATGGTTCATTCGCTTGCACTTGTCTACCAACAAGTTCAAGGTGAGGAACACCAAACATGGCATCAAGGCTACCCTCGAGCACCAATTTCCAACTGGCGGCACCGACACCACATTCCGCAACTGCTTGTGGAACGCTTGCATCCTTTACGGATGGTTGCGTACCGTCAAGCCTGCGGCATGTTCGGCTGTAATTCTTGGCGATGACATGATAGCAAGAGTCACGGGTAAAGTGGAGTACGCGCAGAAGATTTATACTTCCATTGCGGCCGACGCGCAAATGGTCGCAGAGGTCGAGCGCCACACCCGTCTGGATCAGGCAACGTTCTTGTCCCGTCAGTTTGTTGAACACTTTAGCGATTGCTGGCATCTCACGATCCCCATTCTTGGGAAAGCAATTGCGAGGTTTAACATGCGGGCGAACCAGAACCAAGCCGTTTCGGATCATGCTTACATGGCCGGAAAGTCTGTCGGGTATGCCTATGAATTTAGGTATTTCCCGCCCATCCAAGCCATGTTTTTGAAGAGGTTCATGCATGAGTGGGCATTTGTGCGAAAAGAAGAACACGATCGCATCGATGCTGCTGTCTCATGGAACGCTAAACAAGCTGGAGTGTCTCTTTCCAACATCAAGGGGAAGTTGCGTGTCGAGGAAACTTTGACTATGGACGATTTCACGAAGTTTACTTTGCGCACGTACGGACTTCTCGGGATTGAAGTGCTCCAACTCTTCCAAAACGTGGTGCTCAGTTCTGAACACCTCGATTTCGAGGGGATTACAGTTAAGAAGCTGATGGTAGGGGTCGTTGACATCGGCCTCTACGAGTAGCTGCCGCGTTGCCAGGGTAACTTTTGGCAATCGTGTGTTCGCACCGTAATCCAACCACAGAGGTCAAACTC